GAAAGATGAGCCTTTAAATAAACTTAAGTCAAGAAAACAATATGCAATTCATACATCATACCCTTATCCCGATAACTTTTCGTTTAGAGAATTCGAGAACTTAAATAGAACCTTAACTTCTAAAGCATTACGTAACATTTTAGTTACTGGCGCTTTAAATGTTTCAGTCTCAGGTAGAAACTTCGCCCTTAAAGATAAAAATAGAACTTTAGGTAATTTGATCAAGTTAAGATTTTTAAATAACCAAACGCCTACCGTAACTACAAGCCTAGACGACGTAACTGATAAAGTAAAATCCGGTAAACATCTGATATATGCAGTTAGGCATAATATTAGGATCGAAAGATATGACGTCACTTTAACCTGTGTTAAATTAGAGAACTTGAAATGAGCTTAAAAACATTATATAACGATTTTTACGGTGACGAAACCCGTTGGTGGGTGGGGGTAGTACAATCTACTGATGATCCAATTGAGCAAGGCAGACTTCGAGTGAGAATTTATGGGATACATTCGGCTTCCGAAGCAGATATCCCAAACATAGCATTACCCTGGGCACAAGTAGTTGCGCCGGTTACTCAGGGCGGCACATCTGGGATTAATGGAACACCGGTAGGCATTCAGGCATATGCACAGGTGTTTGGTATCTTTTTAGATGGTAAGCATTCTCAACTGCCATTAGTACTAGGTTCTATCCCGAAAGTTGATGGCAAAAATCCCGCGCATGGTCAACACAGTGGCGCTACCGCCACTGGCGCACAAGGTAATGGTTTACGGGGACCTGGCTACACGACGAAACCGACACCAGCGGTTAATCTTGGTGGACAAGGCACAACACCTTCTTATATTACTTCAAAGGTACTGGTCGGCGGGACTAATACCGAAAAGGTATATAATTATTTCGAACAACACTTTCAGTTGGATGGACGTAGTAATTCTAAAGAACTTGCTGCGGGCTTCACCGGCAATTTTATTACAGAATCAAATTGTAACCCCTTTATCGAAAATGGGATCGGTGCAGTAGGTATTGCGCAATGGTTAGGGGAAAGAAGAACCGCTTTACAGCACTACGCGAGGGAAAGGGGTTTATCTCTATCCCGAACCACCCTGAGTAATGGCAAAAGTGGGATACACCAAGTACCGGATTTAGGTGTTCAATTAGATTTTGTTATTCATGAGCTTGACAATCTTACATGGTTAAGATTTGATGATTGGGTGTCTGCTTGTACCACAGCACAGAAAGCTGCTGATCGGATAGAGGCTTATTACGAAATTAGTGAATTTTCGGTTGCGTTTCGAAAAGATGTACCAGGTAAACAAAGGTGGAAGTTTGCTTCATTCTACGATAGATTTCACAGTGGAAGAGATGATGTTGGTGCTTACAAAAAAAGATTAACTGACGCGCAGGCTACGTATAATACATTTGCAATTAATAGTAAAGAGAGCGCATCCCAATGATCAACGCTGATGGCCTTTCAGAACAACTGAAAAATATTAATAAACAGACTCTGACCCTAGATATCACATCGGGATTACAAAAGCAAGCGCAAGCCTTTAAGGTTTTAAATACCGATATGGTCGGTAGACAGGCGCAAGCATTAAGTGATATATCAAAAAGTTTTAGTAAAGGCTTACCTGATCTAAATGAAATTACAGATAAACTTACGGGGGCCTTAAGCATTAGCCTGCCGTCGGGTTTAACTACGGCGCTTTCCAATCTAGAAGGTATAAAAGCCAATTTAAAATCCAGTTTACCGAGGGCTGGTGAAGAATTAAATAATGGTATAAAAGGTCTGTCTTCAGTACTAAACGATTTTCCAACGGAAATAGCCTCAGGTACGCCAGTAGCTCTTAAAGCTGCTACTACGGTTGCGACTAATCTTCAAACTGCTATGCCAGGGTTACAGAAAACCCTATCTGAAGTCACAGAAAGTCTGGGTGTTCCTGCAGAAAAAATAAAACCTGAAATTGGCTCAACCGCTGCCACATCGCTGGGTGCAATCAGTGGTACCTCAGTAGGTAATAATTTTAATAATATTGCCCTAGCGCTTCCCACCCCAGCGGCTGTGGCTGAAGTCGTGGCTGCTATCGGTAAAGCTACCGAGAATGTCGTTCCAGGGCTTGAAGCAATTACTTCTCTTGATATCGAGGCCACACTGACCAGCCAATTGGATGGGATCAAGGGTGATCTAGGTGGTATTAACGCAACGCTCAGCGGAATCGGAAGTTTATCTAGTACATTATCTGGTGTTTTATCGAAATTAGATTTACCAGATCTTAGTTTACCTGACATCGGCGGTATTTTAGAGGATGGGATTTCTGATGCCATTGGTGGTTTAACTACGGGATTACAGAAAAAAATCGATGGACTAATCCCGAGTATTACAGGTTCGCCTATCTTAGACACCTTACATAAAGCAAATAATACTCTCGACGTAATGAGAACGAACTTAGGAATATCCGCTAATATCCCCCTTATCGATGATATCCTAGGAGATGCCGTAAAAGAGTTTACAGATAAAGTAGGTATAACTGGTGCATTAAGTGCATTAGATATTTTAAAAAATACTTCTAACCTCGGGATTAACATTACAGCTAACCTCGGTGAATTTGAATCTACGATGATGTCACTACAGGGTAAATTCGGTAGCGCTTCTAAAATGCTACAGTTGCAGCTACCCGATGGCGTGGTATCAACGAGCGACCAAGAAGAAGTTCAAACACTAGCCAGAACTCAGATTGTAGTTAATAATGCTGAAGAAGTTCACGCAGAACATGTTTCATCAGTTAAACAGCCTAAAGCGATGGAAATTAGTTGGACTGAAACCTATCTAAATGAAGTGGTAAATAAAGACACCATCCAACCAAAAGATTATTATCACTATATTGTTTTACAGAATGGCATGACAGAAAGAGATAAAGCGATTGGGAATGATGAGTTAATTCGCGTTGCTGTGGTTGCTGGATATAATGTCGATAAAGGCGAAAAAGGTATACTAACAGCCAGATCTGTTTCTTACACGCAGGCGCTGGCAGTTAAAAGGTTAATGGAACAGGCCATTCGGGCTTTACCTGGTATTAATATATATGGTAAAGGTGAATTTATTACTGAAGGTGGGCGAGGCGGTGGATCTATAGATCCCGGTATGGATATAAGTAAGATTAGAAAAAGCATTGATGGTGGTACAGGAACCCCTCCGAACGCAGAGGCTAAAAAAAGTGATCTCGGGTATCCATCTGGATCAAGAGTCGTTTACATCGGTGGTACGGTTAAGTTCCAAAAAACGCGGACGAGGCCTTTGCTTATTCAGGCTAGACTTATGAGAATCCTCGAACAAGCAGCGGAAGAAAATAACGTTTGGCTTACTATTCACTCGGGTGGTCAGATGGCAAGAGCCGAATGTATTAGTAAGGGTGGGTGGAAAAAAGGCAGTAAGTGGTATCTTCCGGGTGTGGATAAGGCTGTTCGGCAGGGGTCGACCAGACACGATTTAGGGCGGGCGGCGGATTTCAGTATTTATAGTGACGCTAATAGAAAGAACGCTCTAAATCCCAGCGTGAATCAAAATCCCCCCAGTCAGATCGAGGGTCTTATAAAATCCGCGATACGTTTAGGAATAACTGGGGCTGGTACAGGACCTAATTATATGGCGGGCTTAATACATTTAGATTATTCCAAAAAATCCAGGTCTTGGTGGGCTAAAAAGGGCGCATCCCCGCCGCCGTGGTTAACTAGAATTATGAGAGGATAAAATGGCAGGATCGAATCAATTTGGCAGCTGGACAGATGCCGACGAAACATCAGTAGAAAATCTTCTACGGACAGATGGTGGAGTAGAGAAATTACAAGGTGGATCTGCTGCAGAGAAGGCATATTCGTCCGAAAAGGGTTATATCGATATTCCCTATGATGATGCAGCTTTGCGTGAAGCTCGAAAAACTCAGGTAAAGGAAAAAACTGAAGAAGGTAAAGAAGCCTACCCGCTTAATACTTCAACCTTCGCAGATAGAACTGGGCAACTACCGAAACAAGAATATGAAAATTCATCGTCTGTAAATTTTAGTGCTAAACGAAATCACACTAGTCATTACCTTGACCTAGCGGGTACAGTTGCCGGCGTGAGTGTTGGTGAATACTCCTCTGGTATTGCAAGTAGGTATCCTCTTAACCAAGTTATCGAAACCCGTTCCGGCCACGTAATTGAATATAATGATACGCCAGAAAATCCTAGGATTTTAATTAAGCATACGTCTGGGTCTGGGATCGATATGCGACCCGATGGCACTATGGTTGTGTCGTCAAAGGGAGATGGTAAGGTTGAGGTAAACCACGGGGGACATAAGCTCGTGGTCACCGGCGACGGACAGCTCCACTTTACAGGAGATCTTAATTTAAATGTTGGCGGGGACTTTAACGTAAACGTTGGTGGATCGTATAACGTACAGGCAAAAGAAGAAACTAAGACTATTAACGGTCCGTCGAGAGATCTGTACTTCGGTAACAAATATACTTCCATTGTGGGTAGCAGACAAGACATTACGACTGAAAACTATACGTCTGCTGCTCTTGGGTTTAGAGACGTCTATACAAAGGGTGATCATAAAACTGCAGTAGAAGGCGGTGCCACTATTTCTGCAAAAGGTAGTTTTAATATGTCTTCTCAGGCACAACTTACACAATCTGCTCCCGATATGAATATTGCTGCAGAAAGCCTGTCCGTATTCGGTGATACTGGTACTATCGGCGGTGAAAATATTATTATGTACAATTATAACATGCACACAGGGCATAGCGTTTGGGCAGGTGATACAATGACCACTACAAGCGTGTACGCCGACGAAACAATGACCTCAAAAGAATTTATCGGTTCTCTTACTGGTAATGCCGACACCGCAACTCAGTCTGGAATCTCGGGTGGACCAGGGGGTTCAGCTGGGACAAAGGTAACCGGGTCTGCACAGACTCAAGATACCACAGCTACAGCTCTACCCACTAACGGTTTGTTACAAGAATATCTTCATAAAGGTGGTTACGGTATTCAAAAAATATTTGTCGATAAAGGTGATCATCTAAAAGGAGCCTATGATAAAACCCGAGATACTGGTGGGGTAACTAAAAGAATCTTAACTACCGCAGAAACAAGGGCTAGACTGAGAGATAGTGGTCACAGATCAAATCCGAAGTTTGGTAGCTATCAAGGTTCAAACGGTACTATTAATCCAGAGTATACTAATTCCGTTCCATCGTCAGTTGCTTATTCTATTGACCCTAAAAATACGGTACAAGTCGGAAGAACCAAAAGCGTCGGAGCAATTGATTCTAAAGTAAGAGTAAAGACCAGTGCTAATTTAACAGCGCCAATTTCAGTAGATCCGAGATTTGATCCAGCTAGTGCTGATCAGATTCTATCAACAACCTCTATTGCTAGAGGCGTTACGCTTTCTCAATTCCTATATGGTAAAGGTGATAAAGGTAAGCTCGACCCAGCCTTTAGATTAGAAGAAAAGAGGCAGCTTGTACGTAATCTTATCCCCCAGGCAAACTTAGTACGTAGTATCCAGGATAATCAAGATCTGTTCAAAGGCTATAATCTTGAGATCATAGAAGGGGTTTATTTTAAAGAATCCACCGAAGCTATAGCTGCTGACGGTATGCTCGATTTAAGATCAAACGGTAGAGCGGTAGTATATGAAGTAATTAGTCCAGAGGGTATTATCGATAAAGATAAAACATTCGATCTAGCGGTATGGCTAGCTACTAATATTCGTTATGAAAAGATTATTCTAGACTATGACGAGTTGGACCCAAGTGGTGGCGGTGAAGATATCAATGTTCAGATTATTGTTATTATGCCAATGGTAGCTCCGGACTTTACGGCAGAATTTAAGATGGAAACTGAAACCTTATTTAATAATGTCTCACAGGGTAAAGAGTTTATTAAAATAGGGGACTCTGTTAAGCCATTAGAAGAGACCGTGGAAGATAATCGCGAAGGTGAGGCTAAGGACGACGGAGAAGATGAACCAGCTGATGATGCCGCGGATGATAATATCGCCGCTGGATTACCTAATACACGAACTTCCGGCTCACCTGAAGTTCTAGACGGTAAATTTAAATCTGACGCCGAGGTAGAAGCTTATCTTCTTAAAAATAAAGTAAATAAACAGTCAAATGGATATTCATTCGTCTTTGAAGATAAACAATTCTGGGTGACGGTTAATCCCGTAGAAATAGATAGGGGGCTTGGCGATCAAGCACTACAGATTACGTCTGATTACGAAAGCCATCTTCTAAATCAAAGAGTATACGGGCCGGTAGCAGGTCGAGATGCTGCAGGAAAGGCTGCCTTTGAAGATGGTCTATGGTAATATTTGTTATAAATAGATTAAACATTAGGGAAGATCATGACTAGAAAGTATTTTGCAGCAGAAGATGGTGATTTACAAACTAGAAGTCTCGTGACTTCTAGAAATAAGACCTATTCGGATCTGGACCTAGCCTTTACTAAAAAACCATCCGGTGATGTGTATAAGAAGACCGATGCTGCAGCAGTTAAGCAAGCAGTTAAAAATCTTTTACTGACGAATCCCGGTGAAAAACCATTTAATCCATACTTCGGTGGGGGATTAAATGGTTTACTATTCGAACTAGCAAACGATCAAAGTAATTTCTTATTAACCGAATACATAACTTCTGCGATAGAAAACTTTGAACCAAGAGCAAAACTTTTATCGATTGTGCCAAATATAACACCAGATAACAATACTGCTAGAGTAAAAGTAGTATTCCAAATTGTGAATACGTTAGAAACTGTCACGCTCGAAACAACCGTAATAAGGCTAAGATAATATGGCAACTACTATAGAATCTACACAACTTGATTTTGCTAAGATAAAAGAATCTTTAAGAACTCATTTCGTATCAACCGAAGAATTCGCTGATTATGATTTTGACGCGTCTGCTCTCGATGCCGTACTAGATGTTTTAGCCTATAATACGCACTATAACGGTTTGATTGCAAATTTTTCTATGAACGAATCGTTCTTGAATACCGCGCAATTAAGAAGTTCGGTTCTTACAATTTCAGAAAGTTTAGGATATATACCAAGATCCACAAACGCAGCTTCGGCAGTTGTTAATTTATCGGTAACTATTACAGATTCCGCGCGGCCTTTAACGGTCACACTACCGACCAATCAAAGATTTAATGCTAGTGTCGATGATATTACTTATACGTTTTACACCACAGAAGAGTATACCGCCACTGACAATGGAGCTGGTGTATATCAATTTCAAACCACAGCTGGCAGCAATGATATTTCAATACGCGAGGGAACATTAAAAACTAAATCTTTCTTAGTTAGCTCGGTCGACAATCCTGTTTATATTATGCCTGATGAGCTTATGGATACTACGACCGCGACTGTTAGGGTTTATCGTAATAGAAATTCCAGTGTCTTTGATTCTTATCTTCCATATTCTCAGGCATTTTCGGTGGAAGCCACCTCGACATTCTACGGCTTAAGAGAATCTCCTAATGCCCATTATGAATTGTATTTTGGTGATGGAAGCATCATCGGTAAAAAGCCAACGGCCGGTGAATTCATTGTTGTGACGTATCTTTCTACGAATTCAACAGCAGCTAACGGGGCAAGAACATTTACGGCTCAATCCGGGCTAACTATCGATAGCACTAATTATACGGTAACTGCAACAAACGTCTCTCGATCAGCCGGCGGGGCTAATAAAGAGTCAATTCAATCTATTAAACATAACGCGCCGATTTCATTCGCCGCTCAAAATAGATTAGTTACTCCTGAAGATTACATAGCACTTGTTAATTCTAATTACGGTAACTATTTAAATGGGGTTACTGCTTGGGGTGGGGAAGATAATATCCCGCCTAATTTCGGTAAGGTGTACGTCTCACTTAATTATAAAGCTGGTACGACAAGTGAGGCCCAAGTAAGTGTTGAAAATAATATCGTAAACGATCTATCGAAGAACAGATCTATTATGTCGGTTGATACCTTATTCGCGGCGACGGAAACTTGTTTCATTGAAACTTCAACATTTTTCAATTTCAATCCTTCTAAAACTAGTATTACAGTAGGTTCGATCGAGGGACAGGTAAACAACCTCGTATCCGATTACTTTACTACTAACTTAAATGAATTTAGTAAAATTTTTAGACGATCTGCGGTTATCGCAGACGTAGATGAACTTTCAGATGCGATTTTAAACTCTAGAATGGACGTAAAAGTTCAGAAAAGATTTACTCCTGTATTAACACGATCAGATGCTTACTCAGTGCTATTTCCCGTAACTCTATCGGCGCCGCTGGTAGACCGATACGTTATAACTTCGAATACATTCCAATTCGAAAACACGACTTGTATTATTCGTAACAAGTTAAATAGTAACATCCTACAGGTTGTCGCTCAGGCAAATGGCTTAGTCTTAGTAACGAACGTGGGCAGTTATGATCCAGATAAAGGCTTGGTCAGTATAGTAGGCTTTGCGCCTGCTTCAATAGTAGGTTCATCGACTGATATTAAAATATCTGCGGTTCCAGCAAATCAAAGTACTATTCGTCCTTTAAGAAACTTTATATTAACTTTAGATACAGTTTCTTCGTTCTCATCAGCCCAAATTGATTACGAACGCATTGGAACTACCCTCTGATGTCGCATAATATAAAGTCGCTTAATAGATTTCAGCCCGATTTCAACAAAAGTGCCGTAAAGGAAATTCTTCCTGAGCACTATGCTACCGAATACCCGAAACTGGTAGAATTTTTAGAAACTTATTATGATTATATGCAAAAAGACGATGAAGGATTTTCTTATCTAATTAATTCACTTTATCAAGCCAGAGATTTAAATACTAATATATTATCCCAATTAGATAACATTTTCAGTGAGATTGGTTCAGGGGTTAACTCCTCAGACTTTAATATTAACCCTCGACTTGTTGCTAAGTTGTTCGCCAGTTTCTACAGAGAAAAGGGTAGCCTTAATTCGGCTAAGCTTTTTTTCAGAGGATTTTTTAACGAAGAGATCGAAGTTGAATATCCTAAAAATAACATGTTTATTGTCAATGAATCTAGACTTGGTACAGATTCGTTAAGGTATATCCAGAATGATGAAAGATATCAGATTCATTCTATTCTTATTAAATCCGGGGTTTCGATCTTAAAATGGGAAACCCTATTTAAGAAATTCGTACATCCCGCAGGTTTTTATCTTGCCGGTGATATTTTCGTTGAAGGGGTGGTTGATCTGGGTTTAGTCGATATGCCTCTTTCAATACAAGATTCGAATGTGGGCATTATTACTTTTGAAAGCACAGCATCGATCGCGGCGATTACATTCCAGCCATTAACTATTATACAATCTGACGACGCTGATTCGGATCTTTATGCAGAAAGAATTAACCCGTATAGAAACTTACAAGCTGCGTCGGTCTTTACCCTTATAGAATTTGATGACCAGTATAATGGCTTTATAGATTTTATGAATGTTAATTCACCGCGATTTGACCAAGACTCAGATGGTATAATTGTTGCGGTAGATACGACAAATGCTGCAGAAACTATGGATCAAGCGATTTTCGACTACTGGGATTCTGATAATAATACTTTCCAATATCAAGATTCAGCCTAAACTTTTTATATAAATAGATTAAACTAACAGGGATTAGTCATGACACGACAGAATATTAGTACCGGTACAACAGCCAATGATGGAACTGGCGATACTCTTCGTAGCGCTGGGCAAAAAATGAATGAGAATTTCGTAGATATCTATCGCAAGCTCGGTGGTGACAGCGACGTGCTTTCTACTGGTGTTGCGTTTACGAATAATACTATTGTTTTCGAAGGCGCGTCTGCTGATGATTTCGAGACATCTGTTCATGCGACAGATCCTACTAAAGATAATACCATTAATTTTCCGGACTCTTCAGGTGAAGTAGTTATTACTACGGCAGATCAAAGTTTGTCCCATAAGCATTTGCATAATACGAGGCTCGTCGGAGATCTAAGATTACACGGGCTTGATGGGACTGGCTATTATAAATTTGGATATCTTGGTGATGTCGATTCTGGCACTAACCTGAATATCAGTCTTCCAGATTTACAAGATAGTGATGTATTCGTATTTGCTAAACATGCGCAGACCCTTACTAATAAGACTCTTACCTCTGCTATTTTAACTACGCCTCGTATGGTCACTTCGATCGATGATGCCAATGGCGCTGAATTGATTAAGGTTACAGCCACCTCATCTGCCGCTAATGAAATTACCTTAGCGAATTCAGCTGCGAGTGGTAAACCTACGATTACAGCATCAGGCACTGACACTAATGTTACTATGAAATTCGCTGGTAAGGGAACTGGCTCGGTTGAAATCGCAAAGGCCGCATATAGTGCATCTACTATTACGGCAAGTGGTGCGGTGTCAGCTACAGCTACATATATAATCTGTAACAAAGGCTCATCATTGGCTGTATCAGTCGCAGATGGAACTACTGTAGGCGAATATAAGATTTTTACAAATAAGGGAGCTGGTGCTGCAACTGTTACCCCGGCAAATTTTGCACAGGGTGCTAACTTCGTATTAGCACAATATGATGGGTGTCAAATCATCTGGGATGGCACAAATTGGTACCTAGTTGGTAACCAAGGCGAAGTAACAGTAGCATAATAGGATAAAAAAATGGCAATTATTACAGATGATTTTAAAAGAAGATTTGTTCAAACAATCTTAGATGACGTTTTGGATTCCGCTCAACATTACTATATCGGTATTGGTAGGTCGGAACAATGGGATTCTAGCGATACAGTCACGGTTCCGGTAAATAGTATCACTGAGCAAAGAGACTTTAGATTGTCTATGCAATCAGTTAAAAAGGCAGAAGATGTTTCGTACGTTATCCCCAGATATAACTGGGTCTCAGGCACGATTTATTCGTCATACGATAACAGTCAAGTAGGTTATCCTACTAATGCCTATTATATCATTACTGATGAAAATCAAGTTTATATCTGCTTAGAACAGGGTAAAAATGCTACAGGTTCGGTATCAACGTCTACTGTAAAGCCTTCTGGTATTCTAACAACCCCGATTAAGACTGCTGATGGATATGTTTGGAAGTTTCTTTTTACTATTGGCGCTGCGCGATCAAACGCTTATCTTTCAGCAAATTATATGCCGGTTCATTTTATTGATTCAGCTGGTGTAGGTGATCCTTCTGACGACCAAGAACAGTACATTATCCAGAACGCTGCTGTAGGAGGAACTATTTCAAGCATATCAGTGACTTCGGGCGGGACAGGATATACCTCTGTGCCGACCGTTAGTATCATCGGAAATGGGGACAGCGCAGATGCAGTAGCAACTATCAGTGGTGGCGCAATCGTTAAAATTGAGATGAAAGATTCTGCTGCTGGTTTACTTTACCGTCCGGGTCAAGGTTATAACTACGGGAAAGTTTCATTCTCCGGCGGCGGTGGATCAGGTGCTACAGCCCGGCCTAATATATCACCCAAAGCAGGTCATGGCGCAAACCCTATTATTGATCTTAAATCTACAGCTATAATGTTTAACACCAAACCAGTTGGTGCAGAAAATGATGACTTTATCATTGGACAAGACTTTAGACAAGTCGCAATTATAAGAAATCCATTGGATTCTGCAGACGCGCTGATTACAGGTAGTACAGCCTCAGCGCTGACTTATATTACACTTTCTGCGGTTTCAACAGATTTCACTGCAGACAAAATCATTCAGGGTGGTACATCTGGGGCTCAAGCATACGTAGATAATTTCAACACTGATACTGATACCCTTTATTATCATCAAACTACTACTACAGGTTACACCGTGTTCCAGATTGGTGAGACTATAACAGAAACAAACGGGGCTGGTTCCGGGGTAATTGGAACTACGGCCAATCCCGGTGGTATAAATAGATTCACAGGGGAAATATTCTATATCGATAACCGCGCCGCAATTGAGCGATCTGCTGCACAAACAGAAGATCTTAAAGTTATCATACAATTATAAGAAAACGGATTAACTAATGGTAGACCAAGTAATTCAAAATACTTTTGCTGAAACGTACAGGGATGATCACTCAGATAGCGCTGGCTTTCATCGGGTATTATTTAATAACGGCAAGGCAGTTCAAGCTAGAGAATTGACCCAGCTTCAGACTATAATTCAAAAAGAATTAACTTGGTTCGGGGATAACATCTTTAAGGAAGGTGCTATCGTTCAATCGGGAGGGTTTTCAGTTAACGCTTCGCGATACGCCAAATTAAATGAATCTTTAAATCCCTTACCTACAGACCCTTCTGCCATTTTAGAAACCACATTTACCGGTGCAACTAGTGGGGTTAAGGCTATTTTGTCAGCCGCGGTTGCATCCACCGCATCTGACCCCGCTACGGTTTACTTTCTTTACCTAAATTCAAACGGTGCGAATACTACTTTTCAAGCCGGTGAAAATATTTCAAACGGTTCGGTTACATTAACCATCCGAACCACAAACACCACCGCGGATCCAGCTTTCGGTCAAGGTACTTTCTTAACTAATAATGAAGGTGTTTATTACGTTACTGGTAGATTTGTATTCAGCCCTAAACAAACTTTGCTTGCATCTAAGTACACCACCTCCCTATCAGATGATTTCGGCTTCCTTATAACAGAATCTATTGTTACGCCGGTTGATGATATTACTCTCTACGATAATTCCGGTGCGCTTCCGAATACATCTTCGCCTGGTGCGGATAGATATAGAATCAGCTTGGCCCTAACATTAAGATCTCTCGTCGACTCTGATCAGAATTTTGTTTATGTGGGTAAAATTCAGAACAGCGTTCTATCTGATATTAAAAAACCAGCACAAGAAGAAAACTATAATATTATCAGAGAGGCAATGGCTACTAGGACCTCGGAAGAATCCGGAGACTATATAGTTAAGCCGTTTATCTTAAATTTCTCAGATAATGTTGCTGATACGAGTAAATTAGATATTCAAATTCAGCCTGGCGTTGCTTACGTTGATGGTTATAGGGTTGAACAAACAGCGCCATCAAGGATAACAATCGACAAGCCTAGAACAACGACTACCGTAAACAACGAGGTTGCTGCGGCCACTTTGGGTAATTACGTATTAGTTGATGGTACGACGAGTAAGGGCCAGCCAGATATTCAAGATTTTGATCAAGTAGATCTTCGCAGCGCGATTACATATGGCGGTTCAACGATTGGTACTGCAAGGGTAAGAGCGATAGATGAGGATAATACTGGGGATTACAGACTTCACCTATTCCAAATTTCTATGAACTCCGGCCAAAACTTCAGAACTGTTAGAAGTATCGGCAATAGCACTACAGATTACATGAACCTGGTTCTCGAGCTAGGTCAGGCAGTACTAAAAGACCCTCAAGCAAATTCTTTACTTTATGCTCTACCTAAGATTCGTCCGTCTAACTTAACAGACATTTCTCTTACAACACAAAGAAGATTCACTGCAGCAGTTACCAGTGGCAGCGCAAGTTTAACGCTATCTGCTTCGGGCGAAACCTTTGCTAATACAAATGACTGGACTACTAATGGGGTCGGTGATGTTATTATCACGGGTGCAAGTGTTTCTGGTGCAGGTACGACGAGTGCTACCATTACAGGCCTTGGTGGTGTATCGAACGTCGAGGTGTATACTTACGTTAATAAAGCAAATGGTAGTATTCGCTCTAAAACTTTAGTCGAAGATCAATCCGATACTATTGCTACGGGTGATTGGGATTCTGATGGCAATGGTACGATCTTCGTGGATCTATCTAAACCAGATGTGTATAACTTTGCTTCTGTTACACGGGATACCGTTAGTGGTAATAGCGTGGCATCGAGATTTATTCTTGACAATGGGCAAAGGGATAATTACTATGGCCTTGGTAGATTAGTTCTCAAATCGGGCCAATCTGTTCCAACATACCCAGTTGTTGCTAAATATGATCATTTCACTCACAGTGCATCTGGTGACTTCTTCGCTGTTAACTCGTATTCAGGGCAAGTTGATTATGCCGACATTCCGACTCATAATTCGATCCCATTAAGAAACGTTTTAGACTTTAGACCTGTAGTTAATTCATCTGGAGACTTCGGCTCAGGTGCTAGAATTAACGAATTACCTCAGCCCAATGATACTGTTCAAGCCGATATTTCTTATTATAATTATCAATATATTAAACTTATAGCAGACCCACAAGGGGGTCTGCAGATTATCCGAGGTGGTCAGTCGTTAGCTCCTAAGTATCCTTTGACCCCGAATAATGCGCTGGATCTTTACCGCATTATTCTAAACCCCTATGTTTTAAACAGCCAAGATCTTGTAGCTAAACAGATGGAGCATAAACGCTATACGATGGGGGATATCGGCAGGTTAGAAAAAAGAGTAGACAATCTAGAAGAAGTTACGTCTTTAAGTTTACTTGAACTAGATACTGCCAATTTTTCGGTGTTAGATTCTGATGGTAATAATAGAACAAAATCCGGATTTTTCGTAGATAATTTCTCAAATCACTTCTTTTCTGATATCACAGACCCTAACTATGCCGCTTCAATCGATCCGGTCTTTAAGTTAGCAAGACCCCGATCTGTTACGAATGGCATTAATCTAATGTACGATTCGGATCATACAGGAAATGGTAATGTTGTAAAAAAAGGTGATAACATTTACCTTCAATATATTCATAGATCTTATGTCAATCAAAACCAAGCTAGCGGAACAGAAAATGTTACCCCCTACTGGGAGATTCGTTTTAACGGCAATGTCACATTATCTCCTGCAAGTGATAACTGGATCGAACAAGAATATACCGCACCTGCGGTCGTAAATCAAACACAATTAGATACCTCTGGCGCTAATCTTTGGAATGATCATGAGTGGAACTGGGGAGGTACGCCACTCGACCAACTATCAGCTGGTGCTAGTACTAATAGTGTCACTTTAAGCTCTGCGAGTGGGTCTTCCTCTGCCAACGTATTAAACGCTGCTGGTGACACAGATGTCACATTATCCTCTTGGTCCTCGTCTACAACAGGTGTTAATACTATCGTAGGTGAAACTACTATTACTCAGGTCACAGGTGATAGACTTCTCCAAACTGCTTCTATCCCGTTTATGAGATCTAGAAAAATATTCTTTAGAGGTATTGGATTTAGGCCTGATACTGAATTATTCGCATTCTTTGATGGTATTGATATTTCGGATTGGTGTAGATCGGAAACGTTCGTAAGAACATCAGATGCAGCAGAGACAGTGGGTAACGTATCAAATAGGGCGTTAGGTCACCCTGAAGGCTCTTCTTCACTCATAGCAGACGCGAACGGAACTATAGAGGGGTCATTCTTTATCCCTTCCACGGCAAACTTAAGATTCCCGACTGGTACCAGATTACTACAACTTATTGATGTCACAGACCCCAGTAATATAGCGGGGGCCACATCATTCGGTAGACAAGTTTTTACTGCAGCTGGGGTACTTCAAACCAGACAACAAGATATCTTAAGTACAAGAACACTTGAAGTTAATTCTGTTTCGCGATCAAGTAGTTCGTCCTCGTCCACAATTACCTCGACTATTATCGCCGCAGCATCTGGACCCACTGTTATCACTGGTGGGGGCGAGGTGGTTGTAGCCCCGGACCCACCGTTAGCAGTCGTCCCAGTTGATTGGATGAGATCATGTTTTGTTGCCGGAACACTGATTACTATGGCGGATGGATCTAAAAAGAATATCGAAGATGTTCAACTTGGCGAAAAACTCCTAGGACAGAATGGAAAGATCAACACGGTTCTCGAGTTTGATCACCCGCAACTCGGTGGACGCGATCTTATTGGTATCAACGACACGGGTAAGTTCATGACGCCTGAGCATCCATTGTTCACAAAGAATGGATGGAGATCCTATTCTGCTGATACGTTTGCACGTCAGTTCCCCGATATGGAAGAGTTAAAAGTTAAAGATCTACAGCTTGGTGATGAAATCCTCATGGAAGATGGGGGTTGGTTAAAAGTTGAAAGCCTACAAGTTTTCGAGGGCGAACCAGATCAGACCGTTTACAACTTTATTCTAGATGGCAATAATACCTACCACGCCAATGGCTTGCTTGCTCATAATAGAGGATCCATATCAGCGGATGGCGGCGGATGGGATGGT